TATAGTTCAAGTACGAGATACTTTGACGGTCTATTACATAATGTAAATCTTTCTGTTCCCAGAAATACACTACGTGCTAAGGTTTGGAGTCAAAGAACATCAGTATCAAACCCTAGTTCTTCTATACCGGGGGCGCACGTTAATCCTTCTTCAGATTGGGCTGATGCTCAGTCTAACTTTTCTAATAACGCTTCAAATGGCTCTACCGCCGCCACTTCAGACATACCAGTATTTGAAAGCCCTTCTTCATTAACTACTATTAACCAACCTACATCAGTTACAACTTCTACGTCTGTTAATGGTGTAACTGCTATTTTTAGTTCAAGTGTTTCAGCATTCCCTACAGGAGTTTCATCTTCTGCTCAAGCACAGACTTTAGAAGAAACTTTAGTTAGCAGTAGTAAAACTCTTGATTCAACATCTAGTGTAGCAGTCTTAACACCTGTCACTCAGGTACACTCAAGCAATAAGACACTACCTTCTGCAGACTTTACATCTTCAGTAAACGATGTTGATAAGATAGCCTCTTCTTCTGTATTACTTGATACTACAAACTCTCAAGCCTCTGTAACAGATTTAGTTTCTCTTACAACAGATGTTTTAACTGGTGTATCTTCAAGTGTAACCTTTAATAGCCTGTCAGTTAACCTCTCTGCTCCTTTAACAACAGTTTCCTCTACGTCACAAGTATCTGACTTAGTAGTTGACATTGATGAGATTATACCACCCTCACTGTCGGTATCTTCCCAAGTATCTGCAGGTCAACTTAATGCTGGTGGTGGAACAACCTTATCTAGCATAAGCACTAGTTCAGAGATTAACCCCGTTGTATTAGGGGTACTACTTGAAAAAGTTGAAGCTGAAGTTACTCTTACACCAGTAGTTATCGGTGTTCCCATTACTGGTGTAAGCTCTTCTTCTCAAGCTAATGCACTTGAAGCAATTATTACAGAGTTAATTGACGGTGTATCAAGTTCAGCAAGTGTTAACTCTGTTACACCAGTCAGTAATGGTTCAACTACTTTAGACTCTGTTTCATCTACTGTACTGACTGATACTAGTACACCTAATCAATTATCAGTCAGTACAGATGAGGTAGCTAATCTAACAGGTGTAGAAGCTGGTACGGCTGTTAGCTTTGGTGGAGTAGAGTCAAACAAAGCTATACTAAGAAAAGTTACAACTCTTTGTCAAGTAGGTACGCTAACTATAAACGTTGGTGTAACTTTACCTTCTGCAAGTTTTACCTCTAATGCATCTGACCAAGTAAAGGGTGTAATAAACGCATCTGTACAACTAAGTACTCTACCTTTAGTTACTGTGGGTAGAGGTTCTATAACACTGTCTACAGATGGATTTAACTTTGAAGAGTTTAAGAATGCTTATGATAGAGCAAGAACTGTTTATATATCGAGGGCTGCTTAATGTCAAGTACATCTGATGAAAGAACTGTTATTATAGTAGAAGAACTTAGAATAGTATTCGTAGAAAAAGATGATACACCTTTTGATAGGTATATCTACATTACTAAGTAAAGGATCATAAAATGGCGTTTAGATGGCCTAACAAAGACCCAGATGAAACACTTGACTATAGTGTTGATTGGTCACGTTTTCTAGGTGATAAAACAATATCAAGCGTTCAATGGTTTCTTAGAGATGAGAACCGTGTTATGCAAGAGATCACGACCGGGCAAACTCTGAATAATATAACTATTACGTCTACGACTAATACTGACACAGTTGCGACAATATATATTGCTGGTGGACTAAACAATGTTGACTACAAGTTTACCTGCCGTATAACTAACAACTTAGCTAATACTGTAGAGAGATCTATTAAAATAAGAATGCGGGAACAGTAATATGGCATACGACTTTTTAGGTATAGTTAACGACATAAACAAAAGGTCTAATGAGGTAGAGCTTACAACAGCTAACTTTGATACAGTTACTGGTTACTATTCTGCTATTAAGGACTCTGTTAACTCGTCAATTAACTTTATAAATCAACACGAATATGAGTGGCCTTTTAACCACTCTGAGGAAGAAGAGACACTTACAGCTAACATTGTTAGGTATTCCACTCCCGGGGATGCTAAGACTATTGACTGGGATAGCTTTAGAATAGCTAGAAGTGCTACACTAGGTAATGAAACAGTTAAATTAAAATTGATTTCATATGAAGAATACCTTGACAAATACGCAGATTACGAGTATAACTCTGAGTTAAAAGGTATGCCCCGTTATGTATTCCAAACTCCTAGCAGAGAATACGGACTAGTGCCTGCCCCAGACAAAGCTTACACTATCTTTTATGAGTATTACAGGCTACCTGTTGATTTAGTTAACAATACAGATGTTCCTTCTTTACCAGAGTACTTTAGACACGTTATTGTAGACGGTGCTATGTACTACTTGTTTATGTTTAAGGGTGATATGCAAGCTGCTAATGCATTACAACAAAAGTTTCTTATGGGTATTAAACATTTACGAAGTACCTTTATAAACAGAACAAACTACGTAAGAGACACTAGAGTACATTACTAATGGCTATACAGTATCAAACATTTCCTATAGAGTTTAGAGGGGGTCTTATTTCAAACCTAAGTCCTCTTCAACAGGGTGTAAATGCTGTAGGGTCGGCTACGGTTTTACAGAACCTTGAACCATCTACAAGTGGGGGTTACTCTAAAGTAAAAGGTTTTGCTAAGTTTGACACATCAGCCCTACCGGGGTCAGGGGATGTATTACTTTCAAAGGTTTTAGGACCGGGGTTTGTTTTAGCGGCTAGGGCTGATGGGGGTGTTACTAAGTATTATGAAAGTCAAGGCAGTGGGTGGACTTTAAAAGGAACCGCCACCTCTTTAGGACAAAGAGTTAGGTTTGTTGATATTGTCTTTGGCGGTAAAAAGAAGACCATACTAGTAGATGGTGTTAACTTTCCTGCGATATATAATGATACTGATGACACTTTTACTTTTTTGTCGGCTTCTAACTCTGCAGACATTGCGACAGCCTCTGATGTAGAGAATTTTAAGAATCACATTTTTTATGCTAGTGATGATAAGGTGGTATTTAGTGTACCTTTTGATGAGACTAATTTCAGCACTGCTAGTGGAGCGGGTGTTATAAATGTAGGTTCTAATGTAGAAGGTATTAAAGTATTTAGAGATCAACTTATAATATTTACAAAAAACTCTATCTTTAAACTGGTAGGAAATACTGAGTCCGACTTTCAATTATCTCCCATAACTTTAGATATAGGTTGTACAGCTAAAGAGACTATTCAAGAGGTAGGTGGGGATGTTATGTACCTATCCTCTGATGGGATTAGGTTGTTATCTGCTACTGATAGGATTGGTGATTTTGGTTTAGCTGTTGCATCTTCTACTATTAAAAAAGATACAGAGTCTTTTCTAAAACTTGCTAATAATTTTTCTTCTCTAGTAATAAGAGAAAAGTCTCAGTACAGAATATTTGGTTATAACGCATCTACTCCATCAGATTTATCACCCGGACTACTCGCCACAAAATTTTCTTCTCAGGGTGCAGATTCAATAGCTTGGGCAACTCTTGTAGGTATGAAAGTAAACGTTTCTGATAGCCTTATTACTGGAAACTCTGAAACTATCGTGTTTGCTAATGATTCTGGTTATGTTTATAAGATGGAGTTTGGATCGAGTTTTGACTCTGAAAACATAAGGTCTATTTATGAGTCTCCTTATATGCCTATTCAAGACCCTCAAATAAGAAAAACTTTTTATAGAGTTACCACCTATGTAGAACCAACAGCTGCACTTAATTTAGATATAAACTTATCATACGATTTTGCTGGTCAAGGTAGGGGTACTACTATTGACCCCCCCACAAGTACTCTTGTAAGTACAGCGGGTGCAGTATCTTTATATGGTTCCCCAACTTCTGAGTACGGCGTATCTAAGTATGGAAGTTTTGCTGACAGGGTTTATGAAACATTTGCGCTAGGTAGTGGTAAGACGGTTTCAATTAGGTATGAAGATGACTCTACTAACCCAACATTTAAATTAGACACTGCAGTGTTAGAATTTAGAACTAACGAAAGACAGTAAGGACAAACTAAAATGGCAGGATACACAAGACAAGATAATACAGGTCAGATAGCTAACAATGAGGTTATTGACGCTGATGACCTTAATGCTGAGTTTAACGCTGTTAAAGTTGCTTTTCAAGGCGCAGGTGGTCACGACCACGATCCTAGTTCTTCTAACTCAGGAGCGCCTATTGAGAAGGTTGGCCCTTCAGGACAAATTACGGTAAACTCAACTCAAGTATTACCTAATGGTGATAATACTATAGATCTTGGTGGTTCAACGTCTAGTGCCAGATTTAAAAACGGTAGATTTGGTTCTACTGTCTCAGCGGCTACTCTTGATGGGGATACTGTAGTAGCTGGTAGTAGTGGTTATATGACCCTTACAGATAACGAGTTAGATGTTTCATCAGGTAATCTTCTTGTAGATGTTGCTGGTGATATGACTGTAGATGTAGCTGGTGGTAACATTCTCTTAAAAGATGCAGGAGTTGACTTTGGTAGCCTAAACAATGTATCTGGTAATATGACAATTAAGTCTGGCACTACAGATGCTCTTCAGTTTACTGACGCTAATGCTGACTTTCAAGGCACTCTAGATGTAACACTTGCTGCAACCTTAGACAACAACCTAACTGTTTTAGGGAATGTAGATTTTAGTAACTCTACTGTAGGGGGTACTTTTACTGTAACACCCCCCTCTACGTTTACAGGGTTAGTAACAGGTAACGGTGGTTTCTCAGGATTACTTACAGGTAACGTAAAGGGTGACGTATTAGCTACTGATGGAACAATTATCCTTAATAACGGGGTTCTAGAAGAAACAGACTCAAACGGTAACATAACGCAACAAGCTATTCCAGCTAGTTTAACTGGTACAGTCTCAAGTCTATCTAATCACGACACTGATGATTTATCAGAAGGCACTAGTAATCTTTATTTTACAACAGCAAGAGTTACAACCCCAGCTAGAAGTGCTATCTCTGTTACAGATTCTGGTGGTGACGGCTCTTTATCTTATGACAGTACTTCAGGTGCTATTACTTACACTGGGCCAAGTGCTACAGATACTAGAGGGCATTTCAGTGGTGGAACTGGTGTATCTATTGTTGATGGAGAGGTTGCGATTGGTCAGGCAGTAGGCACAACTGATGATGTTACTTTTAATAATACTACAATTTCTGGCAACTTAACAGTATCAGGTACGACAACCACAGTAAATAGTACAACTGTAACTGTAGATGATCCTATTTTCACACTAGGCGCAGAGATCATTACTGATGATGAAGGTAATGCCATAGATGATAACAAAGATCGTGGTATTGAGTTTAACTGGCATAATGGAACCGCTGCTAAACTAGGTTTCTTTGGTTTCGATGATAGTTCAGGTAAATTTACCTTTATACCAGATGCAACAAACAGTAGTGAAGTTTTTACTGGTACTGCAGGTACTGTTGTCGCCTCTACTTTCGAAGGTAACGTATCTGGGGAAAGTATGACTAGCTCTACTGATATAACATTAGATGCTACTGGTGATATTATTCTGGATGCAGATGGTAATGATTTTATTTTTAAAAATGGTAATGGGGGAGACACTGCGACTTTAAGCTTTGCGGATAATGCGGCTTTGAAGCTTTCAAATTCAACAACCACAACGGTCGAAACTACGGATAGTGGTGCGGATATTAAGTTAACCACCTTAGATCGTACAGGCGGGGTGAAGATTCATTCAAATGCAAACTCAACGTATAATATGAGTTTGTCTTATGGAGACGTTAATAATAAAGCGAATATTCATTCAACGGGGGGGTTGCTGGTTTCATCTGAAGAAATTTTGTTTGAAACAAGCACTGGAGAGGTTACCGTAGATGCAGATCTTTTGATTAATGAGAGTTTAATTCTCACAGAAGGGACTCAGAACTGGACTGTTACCGCAAGTGGAGCCAATCTTACTTTTGCCTACGACGGCGATAATAAAATGAGAATTGATTCTAGTGGAAACTTAACTGTAAAAGGCAATATAACTGCTTATGGCTTATAACATCTTAAAGGACTAAGTAATGGCATTACCTTCATCAGGAGCTATCTCCCTTAATCAGATGCACGTAGAGGCAGCTGGGTCAGTTGCAAGTGAGACTTCTGTTTCACTTAATGATTCTGATATAAGAGGTTTAATTGGTAAAGGTTCTGCAACAGATATGGACTTTTCTGAATGGTATGGTAGTGACTCGCTTGAGTCTGTCTCCTTCGATGTAATCGCCGGTGGTGGCGGCGGCGGTAGCGGTATGAATAATGGCGCTGGTACTGGTGGTCTAGTTGATGGTAGTGATGGCGGTAACAGTACTTTTACTATTACTCACTCAGGTACAACTATTTTAGGGAGAGCTTCTGCTGGTGGTACAGGTGGTGCTGCAAGCTCTCTTGGACACAGCGATGATAATAGTGGCGAGGCTAGTATATTCGGTGCTGGTGGCGCTAACTCTGGTAAGGAAAACAATGGAAATCCTGCTCCTGCAACATCGTATGGCGCAGGTGGCGGTGGCGGTGGAGGCCGTAGACAAACAAACTTCTTTGGTTCAGTATACAACACAGACCCCGGTGGTGCTGGAGGTACTGCGGGAGACAGAAACCAAGGTAGTGACTCAGTTAATATCTATACAGGGTCTGTATTAACCATTGTAGTAGGCGCTAAAGGTATTGGTGGTGTTGATCCTAACGGTGGTACAAATGGTGGTGCTGGTGCTACTGGGAGAGCCTCTATTACTGTAGGTGGGTCAACTTACACTTATACTAACCCCGGAACATATACTATAAATCTATGATGTCAGATATTACACCAGAACAGTTAGAAGAAATGCTTGATAGGGCCGCTAAGAAGGGCGCTAGACAAGCCCTGTGTGATTTAGGTTTATCTGATATAGATGCCGCTAATGACATTAAAGAGTTACGTAGTCTGTTGGACTCTTGGAGAGACACAAAGAAAAGTATTTGGAAAACTTTAGTACAATTAGGAACAGTTGCAGTACTGACATTCATAGCTACTGCCGTATGGATGCAAGTAGGCAAGTAAGGAAAAATAGATGGCAAAACGTTTCTTAGGATTTACACCAGAGCAGAGAG